CCTGGGATGCCGCATAAGAAACGCTCAAGGCCTTTAATATCAAGGCCTTGACCCTAAAAACACCCTCCAAAAATACTCACTTTTGCGACTCTTCTAAAACCAATAAACATTGGTCCAAACGGTTGCGTTTTGGGGAAGAAAATCCAACGCGAAATCCCGCCACCGGCGTCCTGCCGACGAACACCACTCCCCAAACCTGCCATACCTCGATTACTGTACACACATACAGTATTTGAGATTCACGCTATGAACGTTGACATGGACACCGATGATTGGCTCGGCTGCCCCACTCCACTTGAGATGTACCAGCACCAATGCTCAATCCTCGTAGATGAGCTGGTGGAGACCGAGCGCATGCGGCGTCGAGCGCGGGCGAATATCGCCGGCCTGGTACAGATGAATGATCTGCTGATGACGGGAAAGGATCAGGCGGAGACTTCCTTGAAAGCCGCCCTATCCCAAGTAGCTGTCTTGAACCTGGAAAACTCACGCCAGGGCCGCAAGTTAAACGGGTTGGCGATAATCACGGAACAGAGGGACCACCTTCTCAGGGAAAACCAGCGATTGCTGGAAGAGCTGCGGGCATTCAAGGCGCCACAGCATTGACGTACGCCTGGCACGCACGCAAGGCGATTATGGCGTTGTCCCCGTCGTCGGTGATGCGGACAATTCGTTGCGCATGCGCTGGGTCAAGTTGGGCTTGACGGGCTGCATGAACCACGCCGACGGCGCCGGGGGTGGTAGGCACGTAGCAGCTACTGGCTGGATCCTCGGCAAGAAGGACTGACAGCCGGACATCAGCAGTAGCAAGCTGGTCACGCAGGCGAGCCTGGTTGCGCTGGGCATCGGATAATTCCTTGGTGTGTTGTTGGTCCTGGATCGCGAGCTTTTCCTCGGTGGCCAGGCGCTTGTCCAGCTCGGCCGATTGCTGAAGCCAGGCCTCGCCAGTGATTGCATCCAGTTCCTTCTGGTGGTGGGCGTCCTGCTCCGCGATACGCTCAGCCATCTTCTTGCCCAGGCGCCAGTCCTGAACCTTCCATGCCCCGCCAAAGCCGATGGCCAGCGCCAGCAGGATTGCCAGCCCCAGGCCGATCAGCTTCTGTACGGGCGTCATCACGGCACATCCTTGAAGAAGACATGGTGACCAAGGCGCAGCGTCTGCTTGGCCTTCGCCGCCCAGGCCGGGGCCTTTGGCATCGTGGTCGCGTAGTAGTGCGTGGCGCCGCCGGTTGGATCCGGTACCGCGCCAGACATCACCTGGTCAGCCGCGCGCTGGGCCTGGGCGAAGTGCGCCGCCGGGATCTGCTTGGCACCGCTCAGGTAGGCGTAGTTCGGGTCGTTCTGGTTCCAGCAGCTGAACTGCCACGGCTTCAGGCACACCCCGGCGTAGCCCTCCCCCCACCATGACTTGGCATTTCCGTCGAACACACGGTTGCGGATGGTCCAGGCTACGGCGATCTGTCCGGCCAGTCCCTCGCCGCGGGCTTCTCCCCATAGAGTGCGCGCCAAGATGTCCCGGTCTTTCTCGGTTGTGTTCATGCTTTTCTCCAAGCGAAAAAAAGCCCGCTCAGTTGGCGGGCGCTTACTCTTCATTGATGGGTTCGGGCGGCGGCGTTTCGATCTTTGGCATTTCAAGCCTCACGTCGATCCAGCTATTCAGCGGGACATCCATGGGGGCACCACGGCCTGGCACCATCTCCCCGTCGTCCGTGAGCGTCCAGCGCTGCTTGAAGAGCTGAATAACTATAGAACCTTCTTTATCTTGCGAGCTTTCACTAATGCCTAGAGTTCGCCCACCATCCGGCGAGCATGGATCCTGGGTCCGCCACCCCTCAAGGGCCAGGCCAAGACTTCCGTTGATCTTGTATTCGCCCACGTTAATTCGCTCCACAGTGACTCCGCGGGCTTCGCTGTTCACCACACCCCATTCCCCAGCTGGCTCAAAGGTTTCCTCTTGAAGGTCCCGGCGTTCGCTGGTGGCTACGCACGCAATCCGCATGATAGGTGACGCGGCGGAAAGCGCCCCACCAGATCCGCGAGTGGTATTGCCAGTATGGTAAATGCGACACCACGGAGTAGCGCCTTGACCTCCGCGAAATGCCCTGAAGCCAGCCTCAGCTTGGATGTAATCGAACGCCAGCTGGGCGCCATATCCCCCGCCGGAGTCAATTGCGCCAGAGACCTGCATGAACGTGCCGTATCCAGATCCGAAGGTTGGTCGACCTGGGCCGGTGGTTGTCGAATACCTAGCCCATCCCGTCGTACTGGTTTGCGGACCGTTATCCATATCCACGCAAAGCGGTAAATTAAATACAGCCCCCAGACCAAATGCAGTAACTTCCATTACGTTTCCGGCCAATGTACCTACCGTCCTCGTCGCAGCAGTACCAAGCCCGAGAGAAACCCGCGCTTCGGGCGCGGAACTAGCGCCAGTTCCACCCTTAGCAACAGGAAGCGCTGATGGAATTATCCCATTACCTGGCGCACCAAGAGCTGTATATAGCTCCTGGGTCATTACGTTCATTTTTACCGCACCACTACGGGTAGTGTCGCCGCCTGCACCAGTGGGCGCCGTACCAACATTTATATCTTGTCTCGGCATTTCGTAATCCTCAACTAATTTGTTTTGCAAATACGACAGGGTTATATAGGGTAGTTGATAGATCGACTCCGACCGCCTGGATTAGAAGTCGGTCATTGTTGTATTCCCATATGGCGTACATGTTCCCCTGCCGAGATGTCATCCCTGCCACATCCATAGCTATATTGTTTAGTAGCATGTAGTCGCCGCCAGCCAAGCTAGATGGTGCAGTCCATGAAAGTCGCGACTGGCCCTGTCCCGTGGAGACAGAACCTAGATAAGACCAGCTTGTAATGGTTCTGGTGAACTGGGCACAAGGCGTTCCGTTATCAAAGAGAAGCTTTCCGTTCGCATCCCATAATCGGAAACCGTAATTGGCTGTTGGCTCGGACTTGAACGCGGCTGCAAACCACTTTCCGGATGTAGCCTGTCCAACAACCCCCACAAAGGAGAAGCCAGTCCAGGCCCCAGCCGAGCCGCGCACCAAGCAGAAGCAAAACCAATTTGACTGATCAGGCCGAACAAAAACCAGTGGAGGCTCATCTGTCGTTATCGTTTTTGCGAAGTTGACCACCACCCCAGATCCATTACCATTCCACGTTCCCTTATCTAGCGTTGTCAACCTCGAAAACTCAGAATCGATAATTGCAACATCGGCCCCATTTTTGAACATCATTCCGTAAGACATTACCTGTACCTCATTACAAGTAATCTTTGAGTAGCTGATCCGAGAGGGCCGCTCGCACTTTGCCTATTACCAAACCAAACTCGGACAACTCCGTTTAATATTTCTGGAATAAAACCAATTGCACTATAGAACTGTCCACCAGTGTCGTATGGTGCAATAGGCACGCAAACCGCTGAATACTTTGTCGGCTCGACGCCAGGAACCGCAATATCAACGTATCTACCGGCACTCTTTGGCACCAAAGCCGAATACGTAACCCCCACGGTAAATGAGGTCTCATCAAGCTCCAGTACTCCAGTAGGACCCCAAACCCTCGCGCCGAAACTCATGCGTTAAGATCTCCCCATTGATAGCGCTTAATTCCGCCGGCGTCGAATACCTTGCCGCCAGCATTGTTTATTACTTGGCGAGCCTGCCCAGTTCCCAGTGAGCTATTGATTTCAAAAGTCCCATCGAAGAACAGCTTCCAGCCAGCCTTGCCTGGGTCATAGTTGTTCGACTGGATGTAGTTGCCGATCTTGGCGTTGGTGATAGTGCCGTCCTGGATGAACGCTGCCTTGATGAAGGTCTGCCCGCCCTGGACTGCGAACGGTACCGATCCGGCCTGGCCAATGGCGAACCTATCAGCGTCGATGATGAACTGCGACTGCAATCCGCCTGGCCCGTTCTCCAGCCCCAGGCCAATACCGGCGTACTTGTAGAGCCCGGTGGCGGTCTCGTACTGCATCCGCACCGACCAGTTCGCCGTGACCTTGCCGTCGACCGTTTGAATGGCCGTGGCGTTGGTCTGGATTGCGAGAGTATTGCCGCCTACCGTCGTTTGAACCGTGTCGATACGCTGGCCAAGCGCCTGGTCGGCACTCGTCCTTGCAACGATTTCGCCCTGAACTGCCGCGGCATTGCTCGCAGTCTGCGCGGTGACGGTGTCGATCCGAGTGGAAAGAGCCCCGTCGGCGTTGATACGCGCCGTTTGCTCGGACACAACCGCAGCGGCATTGTTGGCTACCTTCACCTCCACGGTGTCGGTCCGCTGTCCCTGCACCAGGTCACCCTCGATCAGGGCGGACTGAACAGACCAGACACCAACGTATTTCTCGTCCGACCCGATTAGCGCAGTGTCATCACCCTGAAGCGGCGGATTGACCTGCAAGTAAATGCCGTCAACCCGCTGCGCCGTGGTGGTGACCTTGCCGTCGAGCGTGGTAACCGTGGCCTTGAGGGTGCTTAACCCGCTGGCCGTGGCGTTCACGCCGGTGACTGGATCGTTGACCGTGACCTTCACCGCATTGAGCTGCGAAGCCTGGGCAGTGATGTCCTGACCGTGCTGGGTGATCGTCGAGGTGTTTTGCTGAACCTGGGTCGCCAGCGCGCTGACCGTCTGAGCTACCGTGCCGATATCGATCCAGTAGGTGGCGTTTGGCGGTGGATTGTTTGCCGGTACTGGGCCTTTCGCCTGATACAGATGCTGCCCCATGCGGACGATATCGTTCAGCGCGTACGCCTTCGCTGGGTCGTACTCAAGTGCGTCGACAACTTGGTCGATAAGGTCTTCGAGTTCCTGCTTGGCCGCGTCGATGCGGCCGTTTACCGAGCCCGGTCCATTGCCGTCGATCAGGTTAATGCGATCCTTGAGCAACTGTCCGAGGGAGGATTCGTCAATCTGCCCCTTGATCTGCTCGAGGATCGGCCCAGCATCCGAACTGGCCTGCCCCATCACCCCATTCACCACCGGATAGAACGGACCGATGTTGCCGGTACGGTCCACCAGGCGCGCCCAGAAGAACAGCGTTGCGCCCGCCAGCAGTGACTGCATACGGTAGTCGGCCTGCGGATATGCCAGATCTGCCAGCTTCGTCGCAGCCGGCAGGTTATTCGCCGGGCCATACCAAAGCTCGGTGCGCTGGGTGTCCTCGGCGCCAGCAGGGAAGCCCCACTTTATGCCGATGCCGAACAGCTCGCTGGTGGTGGTCAGGAACGACACCGCCGGCGGCAGGCCGGTCTTGCCTTCCAGGTTGGTCAGGCTGGAGCTTTTCCAGATCGACGAGATTTCGAAAGCGCTTACGGAGCGCACGCGGGCGATGTACGCGCCCGAGTAGATGCCAGTGACGTCCACGCTGGTAGATCCCGTGCGCTGCACCCTGATCCAATTGCCGCTGTCCTTGCGCCACTCAACGTCATACGCGACGGCGCCGGCAACGGCCGGCCACGAGATGTTCATGGTGCTGATGGCAATGCCCTGGTTCACCGCGTAGCTCGACGTCAGCGTGACGCTGGCCGGTGGCGGTACCACGGTGATCGGGACAACACTGATCGGGCGTTCTTCCAGGCGTGCACCCGTATCGATGTGCGCAAACTTGCTCGGGTCGTACTGAACGGCTGAGATTTCGAACACGCCAGGCTCTGGCCTGGCCACGCTGACCACCCGGTAAAGCGGGACTGCCAAGTCGTCAGCATCGAGCGCCCACACCAATTCCGGCTCAGGTGTCACGGAGTAAGCCACGGTGACCGTAACCTGCCGCCCGCTGACCAACTGCACAGTGCGCGCCTCGCACTTGCCGTCAGGCAGGTTGAGGATCAGTCGGTCGCCTGGCTTGGCCTGGGTGTCGCGGTCCAGCTTGATGACCTTGCCGTTTACCGCTGAGATACGCCCGCCGATGGCACGCCCGGCGAGCAGTTCGTCAGCAATCGGGATCACGTAGCCAGGCAGCGGGATACGGCCATCCAAGCCAACCTTGAACGTTACGGCCCGATCCTTGGAGTTGGTCAGCAACGCCCACTTGCCGCGGCGCTGGGCCTCCGATTCGCGGGTGCAGCCGATAGCGCTGATCTCAAGCGGGTTATCGCCGTAGCGCCGCTGCAGCTTCTGGTCGGTCACCGCGGTGACATCGGTATCGTAGTTGTTCAGCGGGTTGTCGTAGCTGACCAGCGCTCTGGTGTAGCGTGTGCGCTCCGATGCGCTGGAGTAGGTGAACTTGCCGTCGATGACGTTTGCCCGGGTGTAGGCAAAGTCGAAGTCCGTTGCGCGCGGCATATCCGAGAGAGTGAACACCTGGCCCTGGGCCCAGTAGGTCATGCCTCGGTAGATCGCCGAGATGTCGCGCAGCAGTGACCAGGCATCGGCTTTGCTCTGCAGGTTCAAGTTGCAGATGAAGCGCGGCTCCTGGCCACCCTTCCCGTCCGGCACCAGTTGGTCGCAGTATTGCGAGATTCGGTACAGCTCCCACTTGTCCACCATCCACGGCTTGATGCGACGGCCCAGGCCAAAGCGATCAATGGTGGTGATGCCGTAGGTAGCCCAGGTAGGGTTGTTGGTGTAAGCCTCCTTCAACGTCCCGTCCCAAATACCACTGTACGTTCGCGAAACAGGGTCGTAGTTGCTTGGGACCTGCCACTTGCGAGCCTTACAGCCGACGGTTACCGCCGGAATGCTACGAAACTGCTCGGCGGAAAACTCGATGTATAGGAGTGCGGTGTTTGGATAGCGGATCTTTGCGTCAATCACCTCGGTGAAACCGGAGATCTGCATGATGTCCGAAAACTTGCCCGGACTATTTTGGTTTACCGTCAACCGTGTTATGCGCATCAGCCAGCCGGTGGTGGACTTTGGCAAGTCAATTCGACGGGTACGCTCGTATAGGGTTGTGGTCTTCCCATCTACCGCCTCGTTCAAGACCTCCTGGTAAACCCCGCCATCGGTTGCCAACTCGACTTTGTACTGAATGCGATAGCCGTTGATGTTGTTATTTGCATCGACGGACTGAAGCGCCGGCCAGGCAAACCGCACGCGCACAGCGGAAAGCTGAGTGTTGCTGATCGCCCTAATCCACGGGGTTCCGCTGCGCAGTTCGGTGTTGATAGTGGTCTCGTTCTCGACCGATGGAATGCCCTGGATATAGGCCTGGTCCACGGCCCCGGTGCGCCACTCCCACTTGACGTTCGGGAAGTTCATGTTTCCCTGTGGGTCTTGCAGCGGAGTGTTGTCGAGGTAGATGTCCCTGGCGGTTGGTGTGCCTTCGAATTCACCCTCGCCCACGGCGATGAGCATTTTTGCAATGGCAACCGAGCGCAGACTGTCAGGGGCTTCCGTTGGCGTTTTAGGCTTCTCTTCGCCGCCCTTGGCGCCGTGGATGTCGATCTTGCTGTCGTCGCCCATCTTTTTCTCCAGGCAATAAAAAACCGCCTCGTGGGCGGCTGCAGTGCTGTTGGTTGCGGCTACATCTGATCTTCGGCGTATATGGCGGCACTGATGATCGCCCCGCCCCAGCGGCGCTCGCCGATGCAAAGCGGTACCGGGTTGCCCGAGGCCGTGGTGTTCTTGGCGCTACCGAAGGCGTAGCCCGGAGTATTCTCGGGCGCGGCGCTGGTCTTGAGTCCGCCAGCCTGGGGGCTGAGCATTTGAATGACGCCGCCAGCGACAAGCCCGATGCCTGCACCTATGAGTGGTGTGCCGAAAGGCGTGGCCGAGAAGATCACCCCGACCACAATTAGAATTGCACCGACAATCGTTTGAAGAATGCCGCCGCGCTTGCTGCCCACTACTACCGGGGCAATTCGGATGTCACCGGCACCGTTGTAGGTCAGTTCCTTTTCTCCGATGTTTCGTTTGTCGCGAAAGACTGCGAACTCTAGCCCGCGCGACTTAGCGTTCGACAGAAAGCGCTCAAAACCAGGGATCTGGACGCACAGCGCCTTAATGGCTTCGGCCGGCGACTTTACGGCGAGTCTGAACGAATTCCCGAACTGCCGGAGTTGCCCGTGCAAGCGGATGGTTGTCAATGGCTGGTAATTGATTGCTGAGGCCTGCATAGCTTTCTCCCGGCGTAAAAAAACCGCCCGGAGGCGGTTCATGAATTTCGCTTTTCAGTTGTAGTCGACATAAGGGCCTATGTAGAAACCGCCTATATCGCCGCTAATCCTGTAGAGGCTTTCCTTTCCGGGTTGCACGGTGGCTGCGATGGTACGGATGGCCGCGCCAGCACATAGACCAGAACCTGCGAGACCCGCACCGAGGCTTGGTGAGCCAGGGGGAAGGAAGAAGGTAGCCCGTTGACCTGTACCTATTTTCGCCGCTTTGCGTCCATCTACATACACGACGATATCGCAGCCCGAGCCTACCGCACCGGAGTCGCGCACAACCGTGACTTTTCCGCTTTCACCCGAGGGCTTTGACTGAAAGGCGTAAAGCTCATCGGACGGGACCGGCTTCGCATCCCTAACCGATATCGCCGATGAGGCACACCCCGCCAGCATCGCCACCGCCGCCGCCGCTATCAAAATCCGCATGATCGATCCTCGTCCTTAAAGTGCCGACTGTATCACCGAGCGTCACGGTGGCGAAGAATTAGGCGTGCACGGTCATGCCAGGGCCCACCGTAGACGATGATCTCGGACGGCCTACCGTAAAGGTGGTGCAGCATGAATGGCCCAGGGCCGAAGGTAGCGGAATCCTCACCAGGCAGCGCCGGATCGGTGCCCAGGTATATGCCTGCGTGGTTAGGGTGCACCGTACGGCCAACCTGCATAACGATCATGTCACCGCGCTGGGGACTGTCTACGCGCAGGAAGCCGGCAGCCTCGTAATACTGTTCGTAAAGACTGGGGTTTTCCGCCCTCTCCCACCAGCCATCGATGCGCTGGAAGGTTTCAAACTCAAGCCCCCACTCGCGTTGATACCAATCTGCGCATACAGCCCAACAGTCCCAAACTCCATGAACAAACGGACGCTTGAGCAGCGGCACGGCGCCAGACGGCGTGATCGTCCTGAGGTCTCCTTCGGGCCAGGAGAGAATGTGCCAGGGCAGCGCCGTGGCCTCGCACATGGCCAGGTCGTGCGGTGACGGCCGGCTGGTGGCGTCCGGGTGGGAGTGGACGATGCCGATCACCTCGCCCAGGTCTTCCGCAGCGGCGTAGTCCTCTGGATCAAGCCTGAACTCTTCGTGAGGCTCCGTGGAGATGTTCTTGCACGGGAAGTACTTCTGCGCGCGGCCCATGGCAAGCAACAGACCGCAGCACTCTCTCGGGTACTCGGCGGCAGCGTGCGCCTGGATCGCCGCAACGATGTGCTTGCGCATGGTCAGCTCCGGGCAATCAGGGAAACGGCGGGGAATCCACCAAATGACAGTTCGTTGTTCTCGCCGAAGCGCAGCTTGCAGGACGATAGGCAGCCCTTGCATTGGTCCCGGGCGGGATCGGTTGTTGGGTTGTCCTCGTCGTCAAACATCGCTGGGCCGGTATAGCCGCAGTCCGGCCCGCGGTAACCGTTGGTCATGGCCCAGTGGCAGAAGGTCGTCATCTGTCGCCCAGGCAGCCCGTGGTTATCGATCTCGCCCGGCGAGGACAACTCCCAGACCACCGCCTCGCCGTCTTCGCTGGTTTTCTGGTCGATGTACCAGATCTCCAGCGCCTCCTGGGTAGGGTCGGCCGTTGGGTTACCTTCTGGAAAATTCACCGCATCCAGGTACTGGGCCAGCGTCTCGCGAACGGTCAGCTTGAACTTGAGCATGTCCTCGAATGCCAGGCACAGCGCTGTGACACGCCCATTGATGTTGCCGGCGGCGAACGTTGGCCTGGTAGCCGATCCATCGCTGTTAGAGCCAATACCTTCAACCTGCACAGGCCAGGCGGCGTACTCGGCACCCTGCCACCAGATCGACTTGGCTGGGAGCTCCTCTTCCACCCCCTCATAAGCCAGAAGCTCATCCGGCGTGTGCGGTATGGCGTGCCCGTGAAAGCGCAGATAATCGGCGCCGTATTCAGTCCCGTCGATTTCGAACAGGCGAATCTCGCCGCCGGGCTCCAGTTTTTGGATGTCCGCGATCAGTGCCATATATAACCTCTAGGGTTGGAAGTTTTGTTCGAAGGTTGCGGTGAGCGTGTAGTTTTCCGCGCCGTGGGGTGTGAGCTGATATCCATCACATTTGTACAGCCCCAGCTCACCAAGCGGCGGCGTCCACAAAAAGCCCCTGGCGCCCTTATGGGCGTCGATGAAGTCCATTATCTGCTTGGTGCGAATGCCATCACCGAGAAACGTGAGCGGCCAGGACTGCGATTTGTTGTTGATGCCATCGCTTACCGATTGCGCGTAACCATCGCCAAAGCCTTTGGTGCGGACCCGGAATTTTGCCTGGCCCTGCGGGTCAGTCCTCGGGCACCAGGTGAACCTTTCAAGCGCCATAGTTGATTACCCACTGATTGCTCTTTTAATGCTGCCGCCCTGCCCCAGGTCCTTGCGAATCAGCTGACGGTAACGCTGGTCAACAAAATCACCGAGATCCTTCCCGAACTGCTGATATGCGGGGTCATCCGCTGTAGCGCTGGTAGTCCCATCACTTGCGACAGTCACGGTCACATTTATCTGGGCAGGAGCGCCCATAGTGCCAGAGCCGCCACCAACAGCCCTCACACCAAGAGCACCACTCGCTGTTCTGGTCAGCGGCATGATTGCCTCTGGCCCAGCCTCCCCCATCAATCCCATGCCCCCGGCCATCCCAAACGCCGTTGGCTTGCTGACGATAGAGTTTGTGAATGCGCCACCATCGGCGAACATCTGCACGCCACCCGACCAGGCGCCGCCCTTGGCTTGTGGGAAGTAGCTTCCGGAGTACCCCCCAGCAGACGCCCCCAAGTTGGACGAAGTGGCACCAGCAGACCCGGCTGCAAGCCCATTGCCGCCAGCGGCCGTACCACCGAAGTAACTGGCGGCCGCACCGACCAAGCTGCCCAGCAACGCCGAACTTGCCTGGCGGGTCGCGATACGCGCCATATCGGCCAGAATGGATTTGGTGAAGTCGGCAAACGACGCCTTACCGGTGATGGCAAAGTTCACCAGCGAATCTTCCATGGAGCTGAAAGCGTTGCTGAACATGCTTTTCGTCTGGCCGGCGACGTCTTTGGCGCTATCCAAATAATCCTGCCAGGCGCTCTTCGCGCCGTTTGACCAGTCGCTTTGCGCAGAGTCCATCTGCGCCCACCCCTCCTGCATCGCAGCCACTTGCTTCGGTAGGTACGCATTTGTCAGGTCGATCTGATCTTGAAGGGCTTTACGCTGAGTGTCAGTTGTAGCTGTTGCAAGCTCGGTCCGAAGGGAAAGAACTTTATCGTTGGTCTGACGCTCAAGCTCCAGGCGCTCGAGATATCGATCTGACTCCTTGCTGCCCATGCCGACGGCCGCAGCCTGTGCCGCATACTGCTCGCGCTGATTGTTGAGCTGCCGCTCCAGGTCAGCCTGGAACTGCATCGCCTGGGAAAGCCCGGTGGCGGCGTTAACCGCCTCGTTGAACTGGCTCGCCAACCAAGCGGTGGCTTTACCGTACTGCTCTTTGGAGATTTTTCCGTTTTTCTCCAACAGTGCGATCTGTCCGGTCTGCTTGCTGAATTCGTGCGCCGCAGCATTTACCGGATCATAGGTCTGACGGAGTTGATCAAAAGCTGTGGCGGCCTCTTTGAGCTGGGCCTTGAGTTTGCTCTGGGCCTCCGTGGCGGCTTTGGTGGTGCCGTTGAGTTGAGCTACCTGCTTATCAATCGCCTCAATTGCTCGCCTGTAGCGTTCAGCGTTTGCAGGATCTTTGGCCATTGCTGCAACGAGCTCGGCACGGTCCTCCTGCAATTTGTTCAGGCGATCATATGAGTCGAGCAGTTTCAGTGACGCCGCGGTGGTTCCAGTAAATGCTGCGGCGACCTTTTGCTCTTGCTGCTCAACCTGCTTGTTTCCCTCAACCAGTTTCTGATCGCCCCAGCCGCGCAGATCGCTATAGGCCTTATAACTAGCCAGGCGTTCATCCGATGCTTTCTTGGCGGCCCCAAGGTCCTGCCCGAACAGGTCGCCAACGAATAGCGTTGGGTTGGTGGCGAACTTGTTGAGCGCGCCCTGTGACTTGTTATAAGCGTCCAATGAGCGATTGGTGGCTTCCTCATCCGACACCCCTGCAAGATGCCGTGTTTTCCGGTCGGTAGAGAAAAAGGATGTGACCTGCTTCAGATCATTGGCCATTGCGCGCAAGTCGTTGGGCAGTTGTGCCAGGCCGCTTGCGGCAGCGCCGGTCAACTTCACAACCAGCGCGGCCAAGTCTGCCATGCCCTGCTGGAACGCTGGATCCTTAACGATATCGCGCAAGCCGTCGAGCGAGTTTTGCAGGGGCCCCATATCAACGTTTGCGAGCCCGGACACGAACTCGTTGCGCAACCCTTCGACCTGGAACTGCAGGTCTTGGATGATTTCGTTTGCGCGCACCAGGTTCGCGATCTGCGCAGGATCCATTGCGATCCCGAAGTCCTTGGCCTGCGCCAGGTACTTGCGCAGGCTCTCGCCCCCTTTATCGAGCAGGGGCAGCATCCGCGAAAGATCGTTGCCAAGGCTCTCGAGAATGTTGATTTTCTCGGACTGCGTTGAGACCTTTTTAAGGCCGTCGGCGATTGCCAGTAGCTGCTTGTCGGGCGCCATTCGCGCCAGCTCTTCGGCTGACAACCCCAGCTTTTTGAGACCATCTATGGCCTCCCCGCCGCCGGTGATAACTGCGTCGCCGATCTTGTCGCCGATATCCTTGAAGATGTCGGCCATCTTGTCGCCGCTGAGTCCGGCCCGCTCGGCGGCATACTGCCACTGCTGCAATACGGTCGTCCCGATACCGAGGGACTTGGCCCACCGGTCGGTCTCGGTGGTCGCCGCCGCAGTGTTTTTAAGCATCACCAGCGAGGCGGTACCCACACCCAGGGTGGCGGTCACCACGGTTGCAAGTGCGCCGCCGATCTTCTTGCCGGCGGCCTCGGCACGGACCTCCATCTCCTTCATGCGCTTTTCGGTGAGGCGGCCAGCCTTATCCATGCCCTGCTCGAAACCACCGATGCGCGCAATCAGGTCCAGCGTCAGCGTGCCGAGTGAACGAGTAGCCATGGGCTATTTCCTGTAGGTGCGCAGGTCATGCCCATTCGGCCATGGCCGTCTCGAGCGATACCCCTGCTTTTTCTTGGTGAGGCATGAAGTCAATCAACTCTGCGGTGCCGCCGCCCATCCGATTGACCTGCAGCGCAATGATCGCGCCCATCTGCTCGGATCGAGCCGCCAAATTGAAGGACCCATGTTTGTTTCTGTACGCAGCCCAGGCCATGGCCTCGGGATAACTGATATTGGTCTTGGCCTCTGCCACTGTTCGCCCGCCGACTCCGTTCAGCACCAGCTCATGCCAGAACTCATCGGCGGCCGTTAGTTTTTTGTGCGGTCCGCCCCGGTGTTATTAACCTCGTGCACTGCGGCAAGAATGGCCCAGCCCAGACCAGGGTTCAGGCGGTAAGCGTCCTCGTAGGAAATTGCCTCTTCGCCGTTTTCGCCGAGCGTCACGCAAGTGGAGATGTACTTTGCATTGCGGCTCTGCTCTGAGTCGCTGGCAGAGAAGAGCTTTTCGATCATGCCGAATGACTGCGGCATTACGAAAATCGAGAACTTGTCAGTGACAGTTTTGCCCTTGGTGTCCTCGTGTTTCCACACAACCGCTTTTTTTACCATGGCGCCGCCGACGAGACCGCCGGCAGCTTTCAGTTCAGTCAGGTTCATGTTTCGCCCTTATGTGGTTTTCTTGATCCAGGCGGAACCGCCCGAACGCTGAATGGTTGCAGTGGTGGTCACGACGGTGTTTGCAGCAAACGAGAATGGGAAGTCTGACACGTAACCTTCAAACACGAACCAGGTCCGCGTGGCCGGCAGTTCGAAATCATCGCCGTCAGTTTCAAGCGTTGGCAGCGCCGTACCATCAGACCAGCCCACCGCCCACTTGATACTGGTATCGCCGTCAGCCTCGGAAAGCTGATGCAGGCGAATATGGCTGGCGTTGTTGGGATCAGCATTCAAGCCCAGTGAAGCCTGGCCAGGGGTGCGCAAGCCCTTCTTGTAGCTGCGCTCCTTGGCGCTCAGGCACGTATCTTCAATCTGGTCAGCCGGCGCACCGCCTGGGTCAAAGCTGGTGGCACACTCCACCTCCATGACGGTATAGGGGCCGGTGCCGGTCAGTGGTGGAACGAGGGCAAAGACCTGCGTGCCCTGGGTGAGAATGGACATAGGTGTCTCCTGCGGACAAAAAAATACCCGCTCATGGCGGGCTTGGGTTTGGGGCTTGGTTATCGGCGGACAATCCAGTCCACGTCGAAGCTGTATCGATACAGGCCTGTCTCCGCGTCCTTGTTTTCACCGTTGTAGCTGGTAATCGTTGCGCTCAATTCGACCGCATATTCAATGGCGTGCCCAGCGGCCCGAGCTGCGGCGGCGGTGGTTCCGTAAACATCCACCTGAAGGCCGTAGGCCTCTGCATCAGGACGCCCTGCCAAGAAGCTTTCCGGCGAGCCGTTGACCACCCGCCATACGCAATACGTTCCCGCAGGCGTGTCAGGTGCCATGCCGAACAAATAGAGCCGCGTCGGGTTGGTGCCCAGCAGCGCAGTAACGGCTGGGTCGGCGGCGGCAACCTGAAAAATTGGCGGATACTTCATTGAGCGGCCTTCTTCGCTGCGCGCTTGATAGCGCGGTCGATTGCTTTCTCGTACTCAGTGACGAATGCGTCAGTTGCAGCGCTGATGTTGTCAGCGAGGGCCTTTCGCATGAACGGGGTAGCCTGCATTTTCTCGGTGCCGAACTCCAGAAGCCTCCAGTGGGGGGTTGGCCCATTGGCTGATAAATCAGGTGCAGTCCCTTTCTTGGGAAGGACCGCGCCATGCAGCACACCGACCCGAAAGCCCAGATTTCCAGTCTGCTTAAACAGCCGCCCATTCCAACGAAGCGCGATGTTTTTGGCGATCGACCGGCCAGTAGCCGAGTCGTCCAGCTTCTCGGCGCCCTCCTTTGCCTTGTTGGCCACCAGTTGAGCAGCCTTGCGCAACGCTGAACGCCCACCTTTGCGCTTGAGGTCGTATGTCACCGCCTCAAGCTTGCCGAGCAATGAATCTAAACCGGTGATGCTGAACTCCACGCCGTCAGCCATCGTTCACCCCTTCGCTGCAGGGCAGCGTCAGATACTCTAGACCGCTGACGGTGTCAGGCAGAACGCCCTCA